CCAAGATTCTTCATATCTCCACGGTCAGGCGTTGCAGTCACTCCCAAGACGTTCGACTGTCCAAAATAACCAAGTACACGTTGATAACCATCTGAAATAGCGTGGTGTGCTTCGTCGACTACAATCGTATCGAACCAATCAGGAGGAAATTGACTAAGTCGCTTCTCTCTCTGCATAGTCTGGACTGATCCAACGATAACTCGATACCATGAACCGATAGAGGTATTCTCAGCTTTTTCTAAGGCTGTGCCAAGACCTGTCGCAGTCTTGAGCTTGTCGCCAGCCTGCTCCAAAAGTTCCGACCTATGAGCAAGGATAAGCACACGCTTGCCCTCTTTCACTTGGTCTTCAATGATTTTGGAGAAGACGATTGTCTTCCCACAACCAGTAGGTAATACTAAGAGCGTGCGCTTGCGACCTTTAGCCCATTCAGCTTGAACAGCTTCCCGTGCTTCCTGTTGATAAGGTCTTAATTGCATCCCTTACCTCCTAAAATTGCCCAGCTTGGTATCCGGCTTGTCCTTGTGGTTGTCCAAAATTCTGCTGCGGTTGTTGGTAGCTTGCTTGTGTAGTTTGTCCTGGCTGTTGGTTCAGAACTTTTGTATAATCCACATCTTCAGCATAAATCATACCCTTGACTTCGTTGTACTTGTTGCCGTTATATTCACGAACTCCTACTTTACATACGCCGGTTTTTCCTACGATTGCATTCCAATCCATACGCAATGGTTCACCTTTACGTTTTTGGCCAATTGCACCAAAGAATGCTGACAACATACCTTCAGTTGAGCTATGCAAGAATAAGTTGTGGCGCAATTCTGTTTCACCTTCATTTGCTACAATTTGAATATGAACAGTTGCTTTATTACATGCTGGCAATTTACCTGGGTTCTGTGGGTTTGGCGTGTGACGTCCACGCTCGTAGCTTTTAACTGTGAAAGTGTATAAGCCTTCAGGCAGCAATGTGAATTCTGCATCTTTTTGGATAGTGTCATTCCAGTCGTATTCGCGTTCAAAGTTGTTAAATTGTTGTTGTGTCATGTTGTTTTTCCTCTATTTTCTAAAATTTTTATTGTATTTTGCTATAATTTCTAATTCCCAAAACTTACACGGTAAAGGGTAATTCTGGATCTGCTCGAACCTGATTTTGAATAACTTCCATAGTCGCCTGCCAGTGAGAGACAATCATATCCCAATAATCAGGCGGGAAGTTTTCGATTGGCGTTCCTAACGGGAAGTGCCCGCGAATGTAAGCGACTTTTTGAAGTTCTTCTTCTGTCACGTTTCCTTGCGCCATAAGGTCAGTCAAACTCTTTGGCAAACTTGCGTGATATGAAGCAGGAGCACTCTCCGGCTCGCTAGGAGCTTCATTTTGAGGTACTTCGGCAACGGTCGACATATCGAGAGGTAACTCTTCTTGAATTGGTTCAGGAGCTTGTGGTGCGCTTTGCTGAGGCTGTTCAACCTGTGGTTGTGGTACTTGTTGTTGACCAGCAAAGATATGAGCGATCCCTGCGTAATTGAATGGCATTTCATCTGGCAAGCCGTGTCGGTTCTTCGCGTCCCATGCTGGGCGATGGTTGGTATACATTACACGTTCACCGCCCTGGGCTTTCTTCTTACCGTTGTCAGTCGTCATGACTAAGGTCTTATAATTGGCAAATAGAACCATGTCCGCCCATTCCTTGACGAGTGGCGCCGTCTTAGAGCCAGTCTTTTGACCAAGTTTCAATTCGTAACGGTCATAGGATCCCATCTCGTCCGGTTGTTCAAACTTTTTGATTTGAGCGTGTGCAGTCAATACTACATTGATACCCATATCAACTAGATCAGATAAGGCATTTAAGAAACGCCCCATTTCTTCCTGGACATAGGTATACCCCTTGCCCCATCCGAAATCTTCAATCCCTTGTTTTCCATGTTGCGAACATACGTGAGCTACTGCCAATTGTTCTGCCCAGTCGACTGTGTCAACAATGAGTGTTTTGCATTCTGTTGGGTTTGCCTTGATAAAAGCAATCTCATTGACTAACATGGTCCAGCTTGTCGGCTTGTCAAGTCGTGCCACATCCATGTTATCTGTTGAACCTTCCGTGTCGATAAAGACGGGATCTGGGAATTGACTCGCAAAGCTAGATTTCCCAATCCCTTCCGGTCCGTAGATAACTACCTTTTGAGCTCGCGCCCGTTTTCCTCTAGTAATCTGCATGTTTTAGTCCTCCGTGTTGTCGTCGTCCGAAAAGAGTCCATGAATAATATTCACTAGATGTCTGCGTTTCGCTTCTTCAATATCTTCGGTTAATTCTTCCGGTTCTTTACCATCAAGTGTTTTTAATGTGTACTCTGCTTCGACGACTAAAATTTCACAATTGAGCGCGTTTGCTAATTTTTTAAAGTCTTCTTTTTGGTCTTCGATTGCCTTGAGTTTATTTTTTGCAGCGCGTCTAAGATCATCTGTATATTCAACAGAATAAGCAAACGTTCCTTTTTTGCTTTTATAGTTGTTTACAAAAGTTCCTGTTTTTTTATTTCTTAATACTGCGAATTTGTCTGTGTATTTCATGATATTTCCTTCTTTCTTTTTTTAGAATCCGCCTTGCCACCCTTGCGGTGTTTGAATTGTTTCGGGTTCAACGCTGTAACCGTCTTCGATAATAACTGAGCACTCTCCGCCCGTTGAAACTCTTGTCGCAATTGCTTGCAAGCCTTCTTGCTCAAGCCATGCTCCAAACTCTTGCAAAGTTAGCTGATCCATTTGTTCTAGCTTATCAATCAGTACGAATCCACATTCTGGTTTCAATTTACGCACAATTGCAGTCGCCACTTGTAATTGCTGACTACCTGACATGTTATCCCAGCGTTGACCGAGATAGAGCAATTCGCCGTCATCCACGGACAAGCCAGGCAACGGCAAGTCTGCGTTTGTGAGCAAGTCTGTCTTTTGCTTGCGGATGTCTGCAATCACGTTATCAAGTTCCTTGTATTGCTCGCGATAGCCTTTGGCATCTTCTTCGGCTTTATCTTTGTCAAGATTAGCACGAACTTTACGATTGATTTCGTCAATCTCTGCGATGTTGTTTTCGATTTCTTCAGTAGATTCATCGATAAGGTCCATGGCATCTGTATTCGCGATAGCCAAGTCTTGAGCTAACTGACTTTCTTTTTCTTTGGCATCGGCCAGCAGTTGTTCTAGTCTTTCTACTTCTGCAGCTGCTGAGTTATGTTGGTTTTGGATAGATACCAAGTTCTGGCGCTTACGAGCATTCTCCCCATTTTTTGCAAGGATAGCTTGTTGCTGCTGAATGAGCTCAGCAATAGAAACTAACTCTTTCGGAGCGTCGGGGTAGTATGTTTGCTCTTTGGCAAACTTCTCCTTTTGGTCAGCAATCACACCGATTGCATGGCGTTCGTCATACTTGGCTTTTTCCTGCATTTCCAATTCAACCAACTGCGGACCAACTCCGATGATTTGCAGTAAAGTTTTTGCTTTTTCTTTGCTAGTTTGCTCCATGAATTTTGGCAAGTTGATGGCCAACTCTTCTACGAAGCTATCAAGCAAGTTTTGACCAGCCTTGTTGCCACTTGGGTCAATGACCTTGAGGGTGCTATTCTTACCGCTGCGCTCCACAATCAAGCCATTTGATAGCGTGATTTTTAAGCTAGGTGGGATTGTACTTCCTTCGCGTTGTGCTTGGCTAGGTTTGTACTTATTACCTCCTAGCACCCAAGCAATCGCGTCTAGTACGCTTGTTTTACCTTGGTTGTTATTTCCGCCGACAATTGTCAAACCAGTCGCTGACGGCTCTAATCTGACCGCTTTAACGCGCTTGACATTTTCAATTTCCAGTTTGTTGATTGTTACCATTTTTTACTCCCGTTGTTTTATTTTTCTAGTTAATTTTGTGATACCTGCTCCGAGCTTTGTCAATTCAGGATCTGAGCTAAAGTAATCGTTATGATTCATGCGAATGAGTTCCTCTCGCGATAGAAGAACGAGGTTAGAGATATCATAGTTGGTTTTATCTCCGTCCAGAAAACAAACCGAATGACCTTCTGGGATTGGCCCAAAATTATCTTCCCAAACTTTACGATGTTTCAATACCCATTTATTAGGCTCCCCGATTTTTTCTTTTGGGTAGCCATCTGTTGTATAGTTGATTGTTCCGACGGGGACATAATTCGGCGGCTTGCTACCTTTTTGAAATTGCCCACTGTTCCTTGGCATATTAGGGTATTTCTTGCCCTTATTATGAGGGGTTCGACCTTTCTCAAATCTTCCCGTCAACCCGCTATAAAGATTATTATTTCTTCTATAGCTTCTTATCTGGCTACTAGTTAGCGACAATCCAAATTTTTCGTTCATTTCATCAGCCATTGCCTGGGCCGACTTGCCTTGTTGATTGTTTAAAAAATAATCATGCTGCTTCTTATTCAGTAATTTATTTCGAAATGCCGTATTTCCAACGAACAATCCTAGACGTCCACGAACACCGCCTATTTGAGCTTTTGTGTAGTTCGTTCCAAATTTCTCGTTTAGCAACCTTGTAACTTCTGGAGTTAATCGACCAGGGCAAATCTCATGCATGTATTCGGTGTATTCATCCTTCCAGCAAAGCGATTGGGGCATTGACTTCACCTACCTTATCCTTGAACTTCTCAGCATCCAGGGCGAGCTGTCCTGCTTGTAAGATTTGGCCTGAAATAGCGACCATCTGTTTAGAACGCTGCAGCTCAATCTTCAATTCATCTGACGTAAGACCCCTATCGTCCAATGTTTCCAATTGAGCAAAGAGCGTATTTGTTAAATCTGTTAATTTATTTCGTACCATTTCATGCTCCTTGCTTTTGTTTCTTCGATAAACCGACAGGTGGTTGGGTATCGTATGTAGATTGTCTATCGCAGTTGCGAATGTTTTGGCGGGCGATATTATTGAACTGGTTTCTACCTTGTTGGTAGACTTCAATAATTGCTTGATCTAACTTTTCTTGTTCTTTCGCTTGTTTTTGTCGTTTTTGCTCTTTGTTTTCAATGAACATCAATGCCACAAACAAGCAAATAAAGGTTGTTGCAAATCCGAGTAGTTGGCTTATGATATTTGGTTCTGTCATTCTCTATACCTCCAAAAGTTGTTCTAGTTTTTCAATACGCTGATACAAGATTTCATTTTCAACACACTTGTCATGGTATCGTTGGTTGACTTCTTTTAGCTGCTCTTTCAAGTCTATGTTTTCTCTATTTGTATCCAACGCAACCAATCGCCAGTCGGTGTTGACTTCGATTTTTGTTGTGTTGAAAAACCATTTTGTGATTCTGTCTAATAATTTCATCCAACTGACCTCATTTTTTTACTTGTTTCCATTTCTTTTTTCCATTCTCGACTACCTCTGTATTGTAGGTATGCGTCAAACCCTTTAATTGTGACAAGTTGGCCGTCATTTCTGAGGTGCTTCTGTTGACTAGGCAATTTCTTCATCTCTCGTCTCATGTCTCCTGCTTGTCGCTTTGTGCATCCAAAGATGTGTTCTAATTCTTCATCGTTGGCCGAAACCTTCTCGATGATTACATCCCTAATTCTCACGACTTCAATTGCTTCCATATTCGCTCCTTTCGTGATATAATTAAATTGAAAATTTTAGTAAGTGCCCGACTTCTCGTCAGGTGCTTTTTGTTTAGGAATCTTACTTTCCATCGCCCTGAGTTCAATCTCATGGCTAACTTGTTTTAATAGCTTCTCACACGCTATTTTAGCTTCTCTGTATGTTGTGTTCTCACTGATAAAGTAATCAGCTAATTCTATGATTTTATCTTCCATTCAAACTCCTATATCGGTCTTGAGACTGATGTGATTCCTCCTTGATTTGATATAATAACTTTTGACTAGGACCTCTCACTGTTTTAGTCAAAAACTCAATAGAAAGGAGGAGCAAAAAATGGGTAAGCTTAGCCATAAGCCAAACCACGTTGTTAAGAAACTAACTTGGTCAGATCTTGATAATATTCTATTATCTAATTTTTCAGAGTCAGCTACTGATCATCCTAGTGCAGTAATCCGATTATCTGATTATGAGATGTCTAAATCCGAAATTATCGAAGAAGCAATTGCACAAGGTTACACAGTTATTGACAATTCTGATGACTTCTTAGAGTTTGAATAGCGTAGGTCAAATATGATATGTTAGTACTATTTGCTTCAACATATCTTTTTAATTTAGCAATCTGTTCATCGGATTGCTTTTTTCTTTCTCCGCTATACGGATACCGGTTTGGTTTCATGTTTGCTCCTTTCTACTTTTGTCGCACTTATGCGACTGTTTCGCTAAAAAAAATGGCCATAGCTTNTCGTCTTGGTCTCATTTTCCTACTCCTTTCCTTATTTTTCGCTCTATGAGCAACAGCCTGCCAGGGAGTCGAACCCTGGTGCTACCGATCAGGCTACATTCATTTTGTCCATCATTCCTGCGAATGATGCATCAAAGCGAATGTCATCGATTTCGTCTTGAGTGAAACCAGCATCAAGAAGGTAACGCTCTTGGCGTTCGATCTCTTCTGCTAACTCTGTCCATCCGAAAGCGAACTGACGACTGTTGTTCCAGAATGATTCAAGCTGACCATAGAGGAAGCGTTCCTCGTATGTGTTTTGAAGTAAGGTTTCTGCAACCACTGCTTTGAAGATGTTGATTGCTTTCTCGTTTAATGCGTTCATGGTGTTTCCCTCCGGTTTGTTTTTTGTTATTTCCTTAAGCTTGATTTAATTATATCACCATTTTGGTGACTTGTCAACAGTTTTTTTATTAAAAAATAAAAAAAGTTGCGTTTTCGGTGACTTTTTTATATAATTTACTTATAAACGATAATAAAAATCGAGGTGAGTAGAGTGGATTTAAAAAAATATATTGGAACACAAATTAAGACATTCCGCAAATCAGCTGGTTTTACCCAAGATGAACTTGCTAAAAGATTGAATACCACTAAACAAACTATTAGTAGGTATGAAAAAGGAGATAGGAAAGCCAATCAAGACATGTTATTTGAGCTTTGTGATATTTTAGGCGTCTCAATAGATGACTTTTTTCCTTCTCAAAACGACTCCTCTTCTAATACTTCCCAAATCCAAACCATCTACGATAAGCTAACCCCTCCAAGACAAAACAAAGTCTTGACCTATGCAGAGAAGCAACTGAATGAGCAGAGGAACGAAGAAGAAACGAAGATAAACGAAGTATCGGAAGCTATTCAGCTCTACAGTTACGACTACTACGACCACCCAGCTTCTGCAGGTACAGG